TAAGGATCGGTAAGACCTTTTCTTTGAGGAAACTCATCGGGATATCCTAAACCTATTAACCAATCAAATATTTCTTGATAGTTTTTCATATCCTCATCTACACGAAACTGTAGAGTTAAATCAGCAAAGTCAAGTTTATCACTTGCTTTAACTAAACGATTGAATGGGTTTGGTGCTTCTACAACACCTAAACTTACATCAGGTATAGTTGCTGCCGTGCAAAAATAATTTACATGTGGTAATTTCTGAATACTAAATTGAAACCCAAGAGGGGATAGTAAACTTTTATTGCTTGGTTCTGAAGGTCTTTCTGCCATACATCTATTTATAATACTTGTGGGGATAAAAAAGGCATCCCGAAGGATGCCCTTTTATGTGAGTATCTAACTCGAATTACATTAGGTTAGTAACCTTAGCAATTCTGTAGTAGATATTACCGTCACCAGAACCTAGTCTAGCAGCAACACCGTTACCATCGTTAGTAGCAAAAGGATTTGATACCATACCGTAACGAGTCTTGAAACCGATCTTAGGTTGGAAAGTGTTCTCACCAACTGCACGAACCATTTGTAATGGAACATATGGACAGTAGAATAGACCTGCATCAAAAGCAGATGAACCCTTGTATCCAATTGTGTAGTAGTTGTTAGTAGCATCTGAGAAATATGGATCAATATAAACTCTGATACGACCGTTTAGAACACCAGCAAAAGTATTACCAGTATCATCTACATTTAGATTATTGTTAAGAGCAGGAGCATAGTCAAGAACACCAGCCATTTGAAGAGCAGATGCTACATCAGATGAAGTGATCATGATATTACCCTTACCACGTCTAGTTGCTTTAGCGATCTCATTAGCATCTCTTTCGATTTGGAACATAAGACCTTTGAACTTCTCAACTGACCAACGACCATTAGAATCAGTATCTAAGTCGAAAGTTCCAGCAGTAGTAGTGTTCTTTTGAGCACCAGCAACCGCAGAGTAGTTAATAGTTCTAACAACTTCTCTGTTGATTTCAGAAAGAATCTCAGCAGATAGAATGTTTGACAACTCAGTTTCAGCATCAAGACCATGAACTGCTTTAAGATCTTGAGCAAGTTCCATAGTGTATTCTGCTTTAAGAGCACGAGTTACAGCAGTTACTGCAATCTTTTCGATTGAGAATGCCATTTCGTTGAATGCGTTAGCAGTTCCGTCACCTAGTGCCTCACCTTGAGCAGTAGTCATACCAGTTTCTACAGTATAACCAGAACCAGAAGCACGATCGTTAGGATCTGTTCCAGTTTGACCTGTTCCAGCAGAAGCATTTGCTGCCTGGATAGAAGCAGTGTTACCTGCAGCAGAAGCAGAGAATGAAGTATTTGCTTCATTAAATAGTGCTTCAGTTCCAGTTTGTGAACTATAACGAGAACGCATAGCGAAGATTAGACCAGTAGGACCAGTCATTGGCTGAACACCAGCGATATCGTAAGCGATTAAGTTAGGCATAGAACGACGAACCAATGAAATTAATACTGGATCGAAGATATCTACTGAACCAGCACTAGCAGTTGAAGAAGATGCACCCATAGCATTGCTAGGTGCTGCTTCGCCCAATAGTGTTGGAGCAAAATGACCACCATTAGATGCTTGCTCTCTGGCTGCCACTTCTTGGTTTTCTAAAAGTTGAGCAATTGTTGCCTTTTTATGAGAATCCTTAATTGGGTCTAATTCAGGATGCTCTAGGACAGGTTGCCACTTTTCAGTTAAGTTTGACATTTCTGTTTCTCCTTGTTAAAATATATTTTATTTACGAATGCCTTTACTAATAGCACTCATGTAAGCAGACATTTCTGGAGCAACTTTCACTTCATTTTCATCATCAATTTCCAGAGGTTCATCATCTAGTTCTTCAGTAATAACTTCTTTCTCTTCTTTAGGGAAATAGTTTTCCTTCAAAGTATCAATCTTTTCCTTATAAGACTCAGCATCATCAAAGTCAACACCCTCTGCTAGGGATCTCAACTTCACTGCTTGAGACTCAGTTAAGTCATCTTCTGCGTCAGAAAGGATACCATCCTTAGTAGACTCAGCAATTTGTTTTTTCAATTCAATGTTCTTTTCCATTTCCTCATTGACTTGAGTTTCTAACTCTTGCATCTTAGATGCCATTTCGTCAACTAGGTCAACTTTCTCTTCAGGGATGTCGATATAGTTTTCAGCGAAAAGATTTCTAAGACCTTCCATGAAGTTCTCAGTGATTTCAGATTTAACACCTGCTTCAATAGCAAGTTTATTCTCTTCCATCCACTCTTCAGCGACATACTCTAGATACTCGTCTAGTTTATTAGTCATTGACTCGATAATTTCTTCCTTCTCTGCTTCTAGTTCTGCTTCCATATCAACAGTAACTGACTCAAGAACTTCGTTTACCTTAGAAACGATTGCTGCTTCAAAAACAGTAGTCGCTTTAGAAACGAACTCTTCAGATAGTTCTTCACCGTTGAACATTGCAGAAACATCTTCAGAAACATCTACATCATCAGAAGAAATCTTTTTAATTTCTTTGATAGACACAGCAGTATCTTCTGCTTCCTCATCAGCATCAAAACCTTCAACTTTTAGTGCTGCCATAATTTTACTATATGACGCACCTAGATCTGACTTAGACATACTCTTCATTGCGTCCATTGCTGCAGTTACCATAGCAACTTTAGTTTTTGGAACTGAAGAACCCTGCTTAGGATTGTCGTTCTTATCAGCATCGTTAGGTTTTGCACCTGGAGGTGTGTTCTCTTTAGTTTGTGGATCTGGCACTTCAGAAGGATCCCCGAAAGATGCCTTTACCTCATCTAATTGCTCATCATCTTGAACGACAACTTCTTCATTCTCGATAATGTTTTCTTGTTCTAAATCTTTATCAGACATTTGGAATGCTCCTATTAAATTTAATATCTTTTTGTTAGTAATTATTTATAAAAAATAATAACTTTACTTTCCAAGAGAGTTTAAGAAGTTTTCAAATATAGCGAACTTCTTTGCCTCAACTTCCTTAACGGACATTTTAGAGACTTGTTCACGAACTTGCTCTGCCTCTCTTGCTGTCCAGATACCATTTTCAAAAACCCATTCTGTTCCTTCCATGATACCATTGACGAATGCAGATGGAGCACTTGGATCGGCAACGATATCACCTGCCGTAGCAAGGTAAAAATCTTTACCAACTGTCTGAGCACCATTCTTACTCATCTGTAGGGTTCCCATTCCACGAGAACTAACTCCTAGTTGAGCACCCTCTTTAATTAAAGACTTAACAATCCCACCATAAGGTGTTTCTGTCATAATCTTTGCTTTTCCTACAAAATTATCACCGTCTTGTTTTAAGTCAGTGATCATATGTGAAACTCTTTCTAGATTAATAGTTGGACCTTGTGGATGTCCTAACTCACCGTATGCTCTTTTCTTTTCAACATACTCTTTATTATATCTATTAACTTCTTTTTGTAATACTTCTACTGGGTAAACTCTACCATTACGGTTTTTAATATTACCTTGCATAAAGACACCTTCGATGAAATAGTTTTTCTTACCACTCTCGTCTTTTGCTTCAGTTATGTATTGAATTCCTTCTTCGATTACTTCTGATAATAGTTTCATCTTTATGCTCCGTCTTCTGCTATCTTAGTTGCATAACAACCAGCAGCACCTGTTATAGTATCGTTAGGTCTTTTACGAACAACGACTTGACCATTCGCAGGAATACGAACAGATACTTGATTACCAGCATAGTTACCGTGCTGTCCGTCACCAGTATCAGTTGCAGTGTTTGCGATTGTTACTGTTCTAGCAGTTCCATCATTTGATAAATGAACACAAGTTGCCAAAAAGACATTTGTTGCCGAACCTGTTGCTACTGTATTTGCTAATGGTTTCATTATAGTTCTACCTTATCTGAATCGTCTATTTTCTTTGTTGTTTGTGCTGACACATAGCATCTTTTATCTTTAAAGTCTATGTAAAACGCACCTTTAATCTTTTTTAATGCACTATCCACTCTTTTAAGTGCTGTGGCATCTAATCTCACCATCCCCATACCAGTGTTTTCGAATGATGTGAAAGTAACCGTTCTATTTCTTTTATCATAGTATGCTGGGTATTCTTGTTCAGCACCAAACTCTTTGAAGATAGCAGAAACTGCTTTTTCATCTACACCAGTTCCAACTGGGTCAATAGGCATACCTTTATAGAAGTCATTTGCTGATTGTGCAACTTTGAATTCGTAAAGGTCTTTAAACTTCTTCATTACTTCTTTCCTTTTTTGTATGACTCGTCTTCCATTTTATCTTCTTCAGAATCGTGGTAACCTTTGCCATCGCAATGACTGCACTCTTCACCATCTACTTTGCCTTCACCTTTACATTTAGTGCATTCCATTTTTTCTTCATCTAATTCAACATCCTCTTTAATAGAACCGTTGAATACATGGTCTTGTCCAGGTGCAGCATAGTAGTCAGTCTTAGTAACCATGTGCATATTTTTGAAATCTTCCTCACCCTTAGAACGAGGTTTTAAAGTAGTGCCTTCGTCATCAGAATCTTTTTGGCCAATCATATCATCAGCAGAAAGACCTGTGCCTTCTTGTAGTTCTAGTTCTTCTAGAAATTGTTTAAACTTCTTCATCGTTAGTAACCTCTTCTTCTGTTTCTGTGCTCATAAAAGATGCAGCAATATTCATTTTCTCGATCTCAACTGCGTCTCTTATTTTATCCATCATTAGAGTATTTACAGAACTTTTAAACTCTGAAGGATTACCCTCCATAGCACTTATAACCGCATCTCTCATAGTAACTTCGCTCATGTTAATCTCCTTTTGTAATTATTTATAATTTTTAGAAACCGACATCATCATCTTCATCTTCTTCAGGTGCTTCTGCCTTTTCCTTTTCAATTTGTTTATCTTCTTGTTTAATATCATCTTCGGTTTGACGAAGAACAGTTTTACGAATATATTCGTTAGAGAAGTATTTACCAGCATACTCTTCAATGTCACGGAGTAGTCCTAGTCTTTCTCTTAATACTTCACCCTCTTTAATTTCAGCGAAGTAGTTGTCTTCAATAAAGTCAAACTTAATGATGTCTTTCATATCATTCCATTCTGCTCTCGTAATTACACCTTTAAGTAGTAATTGTCTTTCAAGAATAGTAATGAATAATTCTGAGAACTTAGTTCTTAGTCTATTTACGAAACGAGTGAACTTTAATTCGTCACGAGTAATCTCGTTAGCACGACCCATATTAAATGCATTCTCTGCTTCTAAACGAGTAGTAGGAACATTTAATGATTCGTATAGTTTCTTTTTGAAATATAAAACATCATCTAACTCACCCAAGTTTTGTCCACTTGGTAGTGTAGATATTTCAGTTCCACGACCACCCTCTCTACGAGGTAACCAATAGTCTTCAAGCATTGTCATAAACTTACGGTCGTCACGAACTTCACCAGTGTTCGCATCGTAAACTAATTTGTTCTTATGCTTTGCCATCATATCTCTGAGGTATTGTTCTGCTTTACCTTTAGGCAGATTACCAACATCGATATAAAAAATTCTTCTTTCTGGGGCACGAGCAAGACGGTAAATAACCGTTGCATCTTCAAGCATTCTAAGTTGGTTTAAAGGTTTAATTGCCTTGTGTAAATGACTTAGAACAGCAGTGTTGTCATTATTAAGTATTCCAGAATGACAATAAGCAACAGAATCAGTAGCAATTTTAATTCCGTCATTTCCTGCTTTAACTCCTTTAGGTGAGTAGATATAGTATTCGTCATACTTCTTATCAAAAGGATTCTTACGGTTTACTTCACCTGCTTTACCTTTCTTTTGAGTTCTTACCTTTTTAATTTTACGAGGATCGATATAACGAATCTCTTGAATACCATCTCTTGGTTTCTTAGTATCTATCATTAGATGATAGAATAATCTTCCGTCTACATACCATCTTTGAAATATGTCGTATGATTTTCTACTGAATGTCAACATCTGTAGAATGTTTTCATACTCTTCACGGATTCTTTCTTTGATATTATCTGGTTGTTCAACATCATCCAATACTATCTCAATCGGATGTCCATCTTCATGATTAGCGATTGCTTCGTTTACAACATCGTCAACTGCCCTTTGACACTCAGGTTGAGATGCCATATCACGATAACGAGTGATCAGTTGTGCTTCATTTTTGGCAGTTGCTTCGAGTTCTACCGAAGTGCCAAATACTCCACCTTCGTTTACTGGAACTGCTGCGTCCAGATTTTCTGGTGGTGTAAATGATTGGATTGAAGGAGGAGTTTCTTCCTTCTTACCTATTTGATAACCGAATAGTTCTATTGCCATAATATCTTCTCATATTGTATAAGGGATCTATAAAGTATATTTATAAGACCCCTTAGAATCACTTCAATTAGGTGTTAGATTCCACCTGCGTCACCAGTGCTACCACCAGCGACTTCCCAATAGTCATATTGGAATGTTACAGTATATTCTTGGATGCCTTCTGTTTCCCATGCCAAGTCAATAGTAGAAACTTCAGTTGGGTAAATACCAACAAAGTTATAAACTCTTAGTATCTCACCAGTTTTACTATACTGAGTTACTTGAGCATTTGACTTATACAAACTAGGAGCAGATCCACCAGCAGTTCTTAAGTTGCCTTGTGGTGAATTAATAGCATGTGACCATGCTTCCATCGAATTACGAATATCAAAACCTTCATCATTGATAATCGTAGGAGTCCATTCAGCATAAGTTCTATTACCAGCCAACTTAATTTGACGACCAAAGTATGGGACTTCAATAGTTCCTAGTGAAGAGGCAGGAATTTGTGCTGCCTTCACCATAAATGGAACATTAATATCTGCTACACCGTTAATAGGATTAGTGATAGTAACTTCGAATAGCGAGTTTCTAGCACCACCGTCTTTTAGAGCACCCGAGAATTGATTTACATTAAATGCCATTTTATTTTCTCCTTTACTCTATTTAGTTCGCACCACCAACTATTTCAGAAAATTCTACTCCAGTCCTCACTGCCGTAAAGTTTAACTGAATATAGTTAATTGAACGATTAGGTTTAACATAAATGTCACCAACAAATTC